AAATAAATCTACTGGTTGATATGTTAAACCTCTTTTAAGTAAATATTTTAATATATCAGCTTTCTTTTTTGGTGATCCTAATACATGATAAATTGTTTTATCTCTTTTTCTACTAATCCAAAGAGGTTTATATCCACCCTCTTTAAGTATTCTTTTTAAATCTTTAACAAATAAAATCCTCTTACTCATTTCGTTAACCTTTCGTTAACCTTTTGTTAACTCTTTATATTCATTAAGCATTTTAGTTAATTCTTCATTACCCTGACACATTGTTTCAAGTAATTGAATTTTAGATACTTTTTTATAAAATTCTTCAATTTGATCATTTAATTCTGTTAATCTTCTTTGTTTCTTATGATATTCACAAACTTCTTTAACATCAACAACACCCATTACAGTTTTTAATATACCTTTACTGCAATCTGAAAACTTATGATATGATTTTTCATCAAATACTTCAACAACTTTAGCAACTGCTACGTCTTTATCATTAACATGAACAAGAATGTTATCTCCAACTTTGAATTTATAATTATAACTATTTTTATAAGTATAAACTTTACCAAAATATAAAGAATCATTAATTAATCCATATATTCCATTAGAATAAAAATACACATTACAGTATTGGTTTTTCATAGTGGTTCTCCTAATTTAATACTTGTTTAACTCTATCAAATATAGATTCTTTATTATGTTCATTATAAGCAAGAATATATTTAATAGCTCTTACTATATTTCCATATCTTCTAAAAGTTGTCAACTCTTTTAATAAGATTCTGTTTCTATCTTTCAAAAGATAATATTGTTCTTTATAATCAATTTGTTTTCTCTCTGTTTCCATTTAAATAATCTCCAAAAAGTTCTCTACAATATAAATATGCAGATTCATTATCCTCATTATATTCTCTTAATATATCATTTTGATGAGTTATAAGTAATTGATTTAACTCTAATAATCTTTTTTGATTTCTTCTCTTAACTGGACAGATTAACATCTTCCAACTTCTCTTATGAAAAGGCTCTGTTTGTATTCCAGTAAAACCATTTCCATAATCTTTAATATTACAAGGACTAAAATGTAAATAATATCCTCTTTTTTGATTTTTATAATCAAAATAGTTAATACCACCTTCATTATATGATATTTCTATTTTAACTTTTTCATAATCATCAATCTTATTTATTAGATCCATTATCATGTTGTTTCTCCTTATAATTTTCAAGATAATCCATAATTTTATTTATATTTTCTTTAGTAACAAAACCATAAACAAGACAATTACTTTTATCGTGTTCAATTCCTAAATTTATTATAAAATTATGAATATCTTTATTATCTTCTATTCGTAATAAATAACCATCTTTTATAATACCTAATTCATAAGTATCATTATCTTCATTTGCTAAATAACTATCTTTAATAATAGATACACCATAACCATTATCAAAAATTCCAACTGCTTTAGATGTACCACAATCTAATCCAAAAGAGAATAAAAAATCCATTGGATGACTACGTTTTTCAAATACTAAATCATTAAAATTCATTTAATTTCTCCTTTCTTAATCTAGCACGTTTACGAAAACATGCTTTACATTCACTTCTGTATCCAGTTTTTTGTGATTTATCTTTAATTAAATCCTCATTTTTAAAAGCATGACCACAAACATTACAAATTCTTAATCCTCTTTCATCATATTGTAAGAATTGTGATTTTTGATCTTCTTTTTTAATATAAAGTTTCAATATTCTGTAAAATGTTTGATAAGCAAGGTTATGTTTTCTAATTATTTCTTCATTATGCAATTCTCTTTTCTTATACTCATCAATAATGGTATTAATTTCATCTAATGTTAAGTCATTAAACTGAACTTTACCATTTGATTTTCTATTTCCATAATGAGATTTAAATTTAGAAGGAAAATTATACATTAATCTATCAAATGTGCTCATTGTTATTTGATATAAATTACAAATATCTTGTTTTGTATAATTAAACTTACCATTTTCATCTTTACTATTATATTGTGCAGTAATATCTAATAGATTATCTACTGCCCAATCATAATCATTAAATTTCATAATATATCTCCTAATTAAGTAATACTGGTTCTTTAATTACTTCTACATGTACATTATCAACTAAATTTTTGACTTCTTCTTTAGTTAATTCAAATTCTTCTATTACAAAATCCATAATATTCATAAATAATGAATCAATTTTTGAATTTTCTTCAGGTTCATAATTAGTTATTATGGTATGTAAAACAGAAATTAAACCAATTTTAAGATTTTCATTATCAATCATTATTAAACTCCTTTATTAAATGTTCTTCGTAATCTATTTCAGTTTCACGAACTAAATAGACACCATAAGGTCTAATTAAATAATACCAACCATAATTATAATTTTTATCATGGCTTATCCATAATATAAAATTGTCATCTTTTTTAGATAATGTTAGCATATTTAAATGATTAAGTATTATATTTTGCATAATAAACCTACACGAGTTAAATCAAGTATCAAATTCCTTTCGGACTTTTCGCAAAAAAAGAATAAAATAAAAGGGATAGATATGATTCTATCCCTAAAGTATTATTAAATTATAGCTTTTCTTGCAAAGTCTAGCATCTCTGTTAGTTCTTTTGCTTTTTTAGCATCAGTTTGTACAGAATAGTTGATACATTTTTCCAAAATCTCTTGAGAAGATGGAATCATTTCAAGAATAGCATCAGGATTATTACTTTGCATAGCTACCGATTTAATGAAATTATCGTGATTTATAGAAAGTCTTTTCCAACCAAGTTCAAATGCTTTTAACTCTATGCTATTAGAAAGAATATCAAGGTATTGCTCTGCTCTACCGACTTCATTGTTTTTAATATAAGAACGAGTTTTAGCTTCTAAATTGTTAAGTTGTTTAACTTTTTGTGCAAATATATTCAAAAAGCTTGTAGAAATGAAACCCATTGTTGTTAAATTAACACAATGTGAATACATATCATCAATGATGTCCACCAAGTTATCAACATCTTGTAAAAATTCAGGAGCTGAAACTTCTTTGAAGTTATTTTCAACTTGTTCTAATGCTTTTGTATCTACTTTACTTTTTGTCATTTTATTTTCCTTTCGATTAAAATTAAATTAAATTGTTAAGTACATAATAATATTGAAAAACTTTTCATTAATTATGAAAGTTTTTCATTAAGTTTATTAATTAATCTATCAACTTGTATTAAAGATAAACCAGTATATTTCATTAACATTTTGTATAAACGACTTAATTTATCGTTAATATAATCAAACTCATCACTATCAAGTTTACAACTTTTCAAGTATAACTTATTATAATATATAAGATTAACTAATCTTTTAACTATAATGCTCTTTAAATTAACTTTTTTTACTACTAAATTATTCATCTTTTTACTCCTTAATAAATTAAAAACATTTTCATATTACTATGAAATGTTTTTATAATAAATTTAATCTTATTTAGTCTTATTTATATGTATTTTATATATTAAATATAAATATTTTATCTTATATATTATATTATTATATAAATATTATACAAATAATGAATATAATATTATCAATTATTTAGTTAATAGTATAACTAATGAATAATATAAATATAGATATTCACTTCATATACATTTTTATATACATACTTATTAGTATTTATAAAAATATATACAAACTACTCCCCCTATTTCCAAAAAGGGGTATATGTATATGATGTGAATAGATATATATGAGATTATTTCCAAACAAAATTAAGAAAAATCTTCAATATATAAAAAAAAACTTCACTATTCTCAACAGTTTTATAAAAATATATTTACTTTATAAAAAATTATAATAAAATTATTAAATAATTTAACAAAATTGAGGAGAATTTACATGAATTATAAAAAAGATATTTACTTTTTACATATTAATGGAAAGTTTTGTGCATTTAGTAGTCATAATAATTTCATTTATTTAACTAAAAGTGATAATTTTATTAAAATGATTGAATTTATTAGAGATAAATATCAAGATAGTCGATTAAGATGTATAAGAAATGAAGGAATTAAACAATTTATTATAAATGAAACTAGTAATATTACAGATAATGTAATTAAGATGGATAATAAAACAATTATATTAAAACCTAATATAGATAAATTATGTTATAATAATATTGTTGAATTAAATGTACCAACTGGTGAAACTAATTTATATAAAATAAAAAATAATAATTATATTATAGATAGAAGTATTAGTAGATAACATTATATTATTAGCTAATATATTAGCTATTATTATAATATAAACTAATTAATAGATAATATATTATATATTAATGTAGTAAATTAGGATAGTAATGGATAAAAGATAATAAATATTGTATGGTCGTTAACACTGGTATGGTTATAAAAATACAAAATGTTGCAAAATAAAAAACTACGGATATTATGAAAATAGTTGTTGACAATAGGTTTTTGATGTGATATGTATATAATGTAATGATAATAATACATAATTATTATTATTTATATAAATAGCGTTGTATGTTTGCAAGTTAAATATAAAAATAAAATTACATAATATTAATTTATTATGTAATTTTTTATATTGACATTTAATTTATTATAAATAATATTAATTATGTAATATGTTTTTAAAATTTCTCATCATAAAGTTACAATGTTGTAAAATATTGTAACTTTTTTATTGATTTTTATTTTTATTTAATTATTATATAAATAACCTACAACATGTGGAGATAATGATGGACATTTTATTAAATAATGGAAAAGTTGCAAAGAAAATTGAACCAATTAGTAAACAACATTTAACTAAAATTAAAACTAATACACAATTACAACAAGAAGAAGCAAGAATTAGACATAGAATTGATGAATTACCATTACAAGATGGTAAAATGAATACAATTTCTGTTGTTTTATCGTACTATTTATTCGGATTAAGTGTAAGAGATATTAGTATTATGACTAAAATTCCAGAAGAAAATGTTTCTAATATAATAATGTTACCTGCTTTTGATGAAATGGTTAAAAAAGTTACAACTTCTATATTAGAAAATGATCAAAATAATGTAAGAGATTTTGTACAAAAGAATACAATAAAAGCTGCAAATAAAATTATGGAAATTATGGAAACTGCTGCACCAAAGTATGCATTAGCAGCAGCACAAGACATATTAGATCGTGGTGGACATAGACCAGTTGATGTTGTTGAACATATTAATAAAATGGATGGAGAATTACGAATTGTTCATATAACTAAAGATGAAAAAGTATTAAATGCAATCAAAGATGTTGATTATGAGGAAATAAAATGATTTATTTATGTATAATTTTTGGAATAATGTGGATAATTCGTGAATTAATTATAAATTTAGAGAATAAAGATGGCAAGTGGTAACGAATATAGAATAATTGATGGAAGTTTGCAAGATAGATTTATGAAATTGCGAACTAAAATTCAATTTTATGGTGGAGGTTTTGGTAATGGTAAAACTTCTGCTGCATGTATTAAAGCAATTAATATTATGAAAGATTATCCAGGAAGTCATGGAGCAGTATTAAGAGAAACTTTACCAAAAGTTACTACAACAATTATGAAAGAATTTTTTAAGTGGTTACCTAAAACATGGATAAAAAGTTTTAATAAACAAGAAAGAGTTTTAACATTAGTTAATGGAAGTACATGTGTTTTCAGTTATTTAGTACAACAAGGTAGTGGAAGTGATACAACTTCTAACGTATTATCTGCAACATTTGATTGGGTAGTTGTAGATCAAGTTGAAGATCCAGGAATTGTTTACAAAGATTTTACAGACTTGTTAGGACGACTTCGTGGTTCTGCAAAATATACTGGAGATGATCCAACAATGCCACGAACAGGACCTCGTTGGTTGATATTAATGTGTAACCCTACACGAAATTGGGTATATAAAAAGTTAATTGCACCATATCATTTATATAAAAGAACAGGAAAAATTACAGAAGATTTATTATATAATACAAAGAAGAATGAATTAATGATTGAAGTTGTTGAAGGTTCAACTTATGAAAATAAAGATAACGTTCCTGAAGATTTTATTGAAACTTTGGAAATGACTTATACAGGACAAATGAAAGATAGATTTCTAAAAGGTGAATGGGCAGGATATGAAGGATTAGTTTATCCTGATTTTGATGTTGTAAGAAATATGATACCACATAAATGGGTAGAAGAATATTATTTTGATTTAAAAGAGAAATATAATTTAGAAATTATTGAAGGATTTGACTACGGATTAGCAGTTCCTAGTTGTTATATGTTAGGTTTTATTGATCCATTTGGTAATATTATTTTATTAGATGGATATTATGAAAAAGAACAAACCATTGATAATATTGCATTAAATATTAATAAAATAAGAATGAAATATGGAATATTTGATACAAATATTTTAGCAGATCCTGCAATATTCAAGAGAACTATTGTAGATGGAAATAAAAATGTTTCATTAGCTGAAGAATTTTTTAGTAAATATAATATAAGAATGATTCCTGCACAAAATGATATATTAAGTGGAATAGCAAAAGTAACTGGATATTTATCTATAAATAAAATGCATCAACATCCATTTACGAAAGATTATAATTCTCCTTATTTATATGTAAGTGATAAAATGGAATTTTTTGAAACAGAAATTAGTAACTATTACTGGAGTAAGTCTGCAAAAGATGAATATCAAGATAAACCGATTGATAAAGATGATCATGCTATGGACACTTTAAAATATATGTTGACATATAGACCAGATATTAGTAGAGTAATTTCAGAAAAATCTAAAAAAAGTTCAATACCTTTAACATGGAGAGAGTTAGATGACGAAGAATATGATTAATAATGATATTCCTGAATACATGAATGAACAATTAAATGAAACTTTAGGAATTAGTGAAGCAGATGGATCACAATATGAACCAGTTTACCGAGTTTATGGAGATAATCGTATTCCAGTTAGTAAAGTTGAAGGTAAATTGTGGAGTAATCGTAAAGATCAAGCAGTTAAAGTTATGAAAGATGTTTCAGATGCTTGGGATTTAGCTTATAAATATTTTAATGCAGATCAAATTGGTATAAAAGATGATGGAAGTTATGAATTTAATAAAGATAAATTAAGAAATAATAAAGAAAATACAGAGAATTTAATTTGGGCAAATAATACTGGTATTCTTCCTGCATTATATTCACAAGATCCAAGAGTTGAAATTACAAGTAATAAAGTTAATGATGATATTAGTGGTAAAACTGCAACAATGATTGAAAGATTAATTAATACTTTATTTACAAAAAGAGTTGCTCCTGGATTAAATTTAAAAAATAAAGCAAGAAAAGCAATACTAAATTGTACATTAACTAATAGAGGTATTATTAAAGTTGGTTATAATTTTAAGAATGAAGCAAATGAAGAAGCAATTAGAGATATAAATGTTATAGCACAACAATTACAAGAAGCAAAAAGTATAAAAGAAATCAAAGAGTTAGAAGGTAAACTTCAAGCTTTGGAAGAAGTGGTGAATTATTCATCACCTGAAGGTCCTTATGTAAAAAGTGTTAGACCTTATGATTTGTTTATTGATCCAAATGCAGAAGATCAAGATGGTACTGATGCAAAATGGATTATGGAGAGAGAATGGTTACCAACTGAATATTTAAAAGCAAAGTATGGTAAATATAATGAAGATAATGAAGAAGTTGAATCAATTTATAAACCTGGAAAAGTTTTACCAGTTGATAATAATAGAAATAATGAAAATGTTTTTGATGGTGAAGAAACATTAACATTAGATGGAATTGATGATAACAATTATCGTGATTTTGGTTATGAAAATGTAGAACAATATAAAAGAAATTGCTTAACTGAATGTTTTTGGGTATGGGATAAAACAAAACGTAGAGTTTATTTGTATAGTAATAACGATTGGAGTTATCCTTTGTGGGTATGGAACGATCCTTATGAATTAGAAGAATTTTATCCTTATTATGTATTAAACTTTCATGAAAATCCTACACAAACTTTGTGTAAAGGTGAAGCAAGTTATTATTTAGATCAACAAAATACAATTAATATGATTAATTCACAATTACAAAAGATGAGAAAGTTTGGATTTAATCATTATTTGTTTGATAGTGCAAGTGGTGTTGATGTAAAAGACATAATGAATTGGGCAAATGGTGGTAAAAGTATTGTACCAATTAAGTTACCACCTAATAAAAAATTTGAAGATGTTTTATTTACTGGTTCAGTTCCTTATGATAAAAATCAAATGTTATACGATAAACAAGATTTACTTCGTGTTGTTGATATGATAAGTGGTACAGATGCTGCAACAAGAAGTGGAGAATATAAAACAAATACAACAAATTTAGCAATTCAAACCTATGTTGCAGGAAAAAGTATGCGACTTGATGATAAAAGAGATCAAATTGAGAATTGGTTAGGTAGAATTGCATGGGGAATTGCACAATTATGTTTAATTAATATGGATGTAAATCAAGTAGTTAAACTAATTGGACAACAAGCAGGAGCAAATTGGATTAACTTGTCAAGTGATGAAATTGTTAATCAATTTTCACTTCGTTGTGTTGGTGGCACAACAGTTAAACCTACAAGTGATAGTAAAAAACAACAAGCATTACAAATGTCACAAGTTTTAGGACAATTTGCTTCAGCTTCACCTTATACTGTAATAATTATGTTACAGATATTAGAGAAAGCATTTGATGATGTTACTGTTAGTCAAGAAGATATTGAAATGATTAAAAATTCTATACTTCAACAACTACAAGCACAACAAATGCAAGCAGAACAACAAGCACAATTAGCAGAAGCACAAGCTATGGAAGCAAATACAAATGCTGATGTTAATATTGCACAAGCTGATAAGAATGCTATGGAAACTGCACAAATGATGCAGTTACAAAATGGTATTCCTGCAGAACAACAACAACAAACACCTAATCAAATGAATGGTTAGAGAATTACGGAGAAAATTTTATGAGTAATGAAAATGAAAATAGTTTAGATGAAGCATTTGATGAAATTATTAATACAAATGATGAAGATTTTGGATTAAATGATGAAACATTTACAGAAACAGAAGATAAAGTTGAAACACTTGAAGAACTTATGTCAGAAGGAGAACAAAAATCAACTCAAACTGATAGCAAAGATAATCAAGAAATCAATAATATTGAACAAAATACAAAACAACAATCAAATAAATCAAAAGGAAATAATAATTCCCAAGATTTAGTTGATGAAAATGGAAATGTTGTAGCAAAAGCTGGAGCAGAAAGAAGATTTTATGAAGAAAATCAGAAATTAAAGAGAGAAAGAGATCACTTTAATTCAACTATTATGCCACAGATTAAACAAGAATATGACACAATGGTTGCAAAGATAAATGCTTATAATGAAACATTTAAATCAATGCAAATGGGTGACTTATCCACAGAAGATATACAATTAGGTATGGAATTAATTAGACAATGGAAACATTCTCCAAAAGATACAATTAATTTTCTCTTGACACAAGCAAAAAGTTATGGTATTAATATTGATGAAAATGGTAAGTCAGATATGGCTGCAATTAATCAAATGTTAGATCAAAAACTTCAACCTTTCTTACAAGAAAGAGAATTAAGAGATAAACAAATACAAGCAAGACAAAATGCAGAGAATATTTATAATAATTTTATGAGTAAATATCCAGATGCTAAAAATCATGTTGATGAAATTGCTTATTTGTATAAGAAAAATCCAAATCAATCTCTTGATGCAATATATTTTCAATTACAAAATTATTATTTAAGAAATAATTACGATTTTAATACCCCTTTAGTGGAGATACAAAAACAAAAACAACAAAATAAAAATACATTTAATGGTATAAATGTAAATCAAAATGTAAAAGCATCAAATATACAAGCACCAATAGCAAAAGCTAATGCTAGTTTTGATACTATTATTAGAGAAGCTATGAAATCTGTTAAAAAATAATTTATTTTAGGAGTATTAAATATGGGAAGTACAGTAATTGAAACAGTATTACACTCAACTCTTGAAAAATCTCGTAAGAAGTTGATGTTTGCTGCAGTAAAAGCAAATGCATTTTATGCTTATGCTATGGCTAGTGGTAAAGTAGAATATGAAGATGGTGGTCGTGAGATTTCTAATCCATTGATTACAAATCGTAACCCAAATGTAACATCTTATGAATACTATGATGAATTACCAGTAGAAAAAACTAACGAATTTAATACAGTTCGTTACGGTTGGGCTCGTGTTGCTGGTTCTGTAATTATATCTGATCAAGAAATTGATGAAAACAAAGGTGAAGCAGAAATCTTTAAGATTCTTAAAGGTAAAATGCAAACACTTGAAGAAACAATTAAAGAAAAGTTTGGTTCATTCCTTTATGGTGCAGGTGCAGGTAAAGATCCGAATGGTCTTGCATTATGTATTCCAGATGATCCAACAACTGGTGAACTTGGTGGATTAAGTAGATCAATAGAATATACAGATGGTTCTGGTGAAAAAGTTAAACCATGGCAAACAATGTCAGTTTCAACAGAAATTACTCCAACAACTGTTGAAGAAACATTTGATGATATTTTATTGGATATGAAACAAGGAAAAGAAAGTAAACCTGACTTAATTCTTTGTGGTAAAAATATTTATCGTAAATATCGTAAACAAATTCGTGATAAAATTTCTATTCTTGCTGATGGTACATTTGCAGGAAAGAAAATGTACGATTTAGGTTTTGAAGGTGTATCTTTTGGTGGAGTTACAATGCTTTATGATGAAGATTGTCCTGCAGATAAAGCATATATTATTAACTCAACATATTTAAAGATGCACGTTTTGAAACATGTAAATATGAAAGTTAAAGAACTTTCTGCTCCATGGACACAAGATGTTATTGGTCGTAGAATTGTATGGCAAGGTCAAATGTGTTTATGGAAAGCACACAAAACACAATGTGTTGTTACTGACACATCTGCTGCTTAATTAACTATTTAGGAGAACTATAATGAAAAGTAATGTAAAATCTGTAAAACTTTTACCAGATTCAACAAAAGAAGTATTTTCTTATGATAAAAATGGTAAAAGAGTTTCAAAAACTGAAAAAGTTACTGGTAGATATTTAATTGTTACTCATACTGGTTCATCAGTTGTATTAACTAAAGAACAAATGAAACAATATGGTATCGTTTGTGATCTACCTAAATTACAGAATGAAACAGTTACACAAACAGTTGCTACAAATCCTACACAAGTTGTAACAACTACACAAAAAAGTTAATTAGTTTTATTATTATAGAGAGTAATGTAGTGGTTTTTGTAGGTTCTCCTGCTACATTACTCTCACAATTAGGAGTAATTTTATGAGTAATTTCAAAACATTGAAAGAATTAGTACAAGATGTAATTACAGAATTATCAATGTATCGTGGAACTGGTACACAAAAGTATGCAGAAGATAGAATTGCTGATAAAATTATTCGAACATTTATTGATATATTTGAACAAAGATTTTGGAGTTATAATACTGATTGGTATAAATATACATTAAGTGGATCTAATGGATTAGTTGGTGAAAATGTTTCATTAGATATAAAAGATTTTAATGATATTGAATTTATTAAAGATGAAAGTGGGAGAACTCTGAATAAATTACATGATTCTACTAATCCATATAAAATTACTGGAACAATTCCTGCATATTATAAAAGAACAAATACTGATAAAAAGATTTTTCAAATTGTACCATTTAATTCTACTGGTGAGATTTTTGTAAGAGGTAGAACAAGACCTACACAATTTGAACCTGAAACTATTATTCCATTTGATGCTAACTTATTGATTTACAAAGTTTGTTGGGATTATGTTTGTGATGATGGCAACAGTTTAGCACAGATAGATAAATATAAACAACTTTATGAACAAAGATATAATCACTTATTGACACAAGAGAATGAAGGTGTTATAAATTATAATGATGATATTGCATATAATCCACTAACCAGTTGGAGATAAAAATGGCTTTCAGAGATTTACGAACTACAACAATTAGAGAATTTGATGGTGGATTAAATGTAGTTAATGATGATTTGAATATGGATAAAAAATATTCAACTATTGAAACTAATGTATTTAATAACATAAATGGTACTAAAGCTAAACGATATGGTACAAAATTTTTACTAGATTTGAAATCTTTTCCATTAGTTACTGAAACTTTTAATAATATTGAATATAATAATGAAACAAAAGAGTTAAAAGTAATAATTAATCCTGATAATAACACATTATTAGCAGGACATCATGTAACTATTGAAGAAAATGGAGTAAAAGAAGAATATAAAATTACTAAATTAGTAAAACATGAAGATGATTTAATAGAAAATCAATATTATTATTTTATTATTGAAAACTTTAATTCATTTTTTATTCATGAAGGAAAAGGTTTAACATTTACTTACGATAATAGAAACATAAAAGGAGATCAAATAGTAAATTGTACTTACTATATTGATAAATTAATTTGTGTTTCTAATTTAGGAGAAGTAGTTGCAGTAGATGGTAAACTAAATGCAATTATTTTATGGAATAATGAAATATCTACAACAATAAATCCAGAAGTTGATATAAAAGGATGGACAAATGTTACATCAATTTGTTTCTGTGTATTTAATGGATTATTAACTATTTGGAATGGTGTAGATAAACCAATAGTTATTGATTATAGTAAAACAACTAAATGTAATTATATTTATGATACTGGTACAGAATCAAATGCTTTAGTACCTAGAGCAAAATATGCAGTAAGTTTTAACCATTATTTAGTTTGTGGTAATATAATTGATGATGATGGAACTATGCATGAAGATAGAATTTCTATTTCAATGAGAGATAGTGGTTCTGTATTTTTTAGTGAAAATAGGCAAAATGATTTAGAAAATGATGGTGTTTATGTAGATTTAGGTACAATTATCTCATCAAATAAACAACAAATTAAAGGATTATCTCGTTATCGTGATAAATTAGTTGTAGGTTTTGATGAAGTTACATTATTTGGTACACTTGGTGAATATCAAGAACAAGTTGTTGGTTTTGAAGATGTAAAAGATGATGAAACTGGTGAAGTAACAAGAAATGAAATTAAAGCACAAGTACATATACCAAACTTTGAAGATGTAATTGATAACAATGGTTGTATATGTAATAGAAGTTATGCATCAATTAATACTGAATTAGTATGTTTAGATTATACTGGAGTACCTTTATTTAAAAGAACTGGTATTTATTCTACTATTTTTCCCGGTCGTGTTAGTCGATTAGTTGGTCCTGAAATTTATAAAAACTTTATTAATTTAAAAGAAAGTACAACAGAAGATAAAATATTTTCAATAAATAATCCAAAAGAAAATCAATATATGTTATTTATTCCACAAATAAGTTCAGAAGTTGAATATGATGGAAACATTTTCTATGTTTTAGCTGATTTAAGTAAAGATGCTTTAGTAGAAAATTCAGAAATTGATTTTTATGCTGATAGATTATGTAAAAATCCAGTTAATATTAAAAAAGATGTAAAGAAATACTTTAAATCTACAAACAATAATCAACAAATTGCATCAATTTGTTATGTTTATACATTAGAAAATAAATTAACTGCAACAACTGTTAGTGGTGCTTGGAGTAAATTTACTGGTTGGAATTTTCAATGTGGTTGTGTTTCTGCATTAAATGATGTTTATTTAATAAATGGAACAAAAATTTATCAATTAGGTAATGTTGATTATCCTTATTATGCAGATTTTATTGGAGATCCAGAATATCCAGATGAAAATGGAGAATTAAATGGAAAAGAAATTGAGTTTGAATGGGAATTCCCATGGGCAGATTTCGGAGATAGAAGTGCAACTAAACATTCAAGATATTTAGCAATTTCTTCTACTGGTAATTCTGATTTTTCTATTGACTTCTTTACTGATTATATTTATTATAATAATTACTATAAGAAGTTAGATCCATCTTTAACATTAAACTTTCTTGCAGGTGATAGTCATGGTTGGGGTAATGGTAAACAATCTTATGGTGGTGGTAGGATTACTAATAATGAACAATTATTTGCTTGGACTACTAAATTCAAAATTGGTAAATTTAGAATACATGGTGCAAGTAAAGATAAATTAAACATAAATAGTATAACACTATATTATCAAATGGGGAATATTAGAAGATGAGTGATGTTATTTATAATGAAACTGGAATTGGAGATTTAAAAGGTAAAACTCCTAATTATAATTTCAATATTCCATATTTTGATATTGCAACATGGCATGATTATATTGAAGAAAACTTCAGAAGTATTGATGCTTTGTTTCATTATATTTATGAAATTAAACAATATAAAGGTAAATGGGAAAATAATACTACATATAAAGAAAATGATGTATTATTTATTGCTGATAATAATTCAGAATATGATGGAAGATTAATAAAAGTTTTATTAGAACATATAACAAGTGATAAACCTTTTGATACATTTTATTTAGAAAATACTTCTAATTATGAGATACTTGCTGATCCAAATTATGCATATTTATATGCAAAAGAAGCAGAAGATGCAAGAGATGAAGCAGTAGATGCAAAAAATATATTAACTAATGAACTTTTTACAAATTATTATACAAAAAATGAAACAGATACTAAAGATGCTGTATATTATAATATGGTAAAAGGTGATTTAGATAGTGTAAAGTTAGAATTTAATGCTAAAATTGGACAAATAGATGATGTTCTTGATGCAATTAATGGAGAAATTGTATGAGTACTGCAGATAAATTAGCTAAAGTTTTAGAAACTAAATTAAATATTAAACAAGCTATCATAGAAAAAGGTGTTAGTGTATTAGATACAGATACTTTTGCAAGTTATCCTGATAAGATTAGAGCTATTTCAGGTGGCGGTGGCTCTACTGGTGGTAGTGGAGATAAGGTATTTATTGAAAATGCTACTGGTAGCGAGATAAATAGTGGTGATAAGGTTTTAGTTACAGCAGGTGTTAGTCCAAAAGTATTAGGTAGAGGATTTAATTTAACAGGTGGCAGTACCGATTGGGGATGTTGTTTTACTGATAATGATAATGCTTTTATACTTTATAATAATCTTTGGACTAAATATACCTATCTTAATGATAAATGGACTTCAACAAATGTTAATAATTGGACTAAAAGCTCTCAAGCAGGATTTGTTTTCTTTCCTAATGGAACAATACATTTAAGTTGTAGTAATGCAGATTATATAAGATGTATTTTGTATAACACCAATACAACCCCGATTTCTACTAATTATATTTATTTAGGTAGATATAAAGGAAAAGATTATGTTATTTATAGACAAACTAATGCTATTTATGATTATAACTTTGATAGTAATATAGTTGGCACTACAAAGTTAACTCAATTTACTAGTTCTTCTTGTGATTTATGCTATTTAGATGAAGAAACTGGAGAAGGCTTTTCTATATCAGAAAACAAAAGGATAACATTCTTTTATATTGATGACAATGGAGCATTTCAAGTTAATAATGAGGTAGCACTAAGTATTGTAAGTGGTTCTGATTTAGTAACTTTTACTGGAACTAGAGTTGGTGATTATATGTTCTTTGCAACTAATTATAATAACAAATATACAACAAATTCAATAGAAAATAGTGCAGAAAAAAGCTCGTTAATTGTCTATAAAATTGTAGATAATGGTGATGGTAAAAAAGGTTTGATACTTGTTGAAGATGAGTTTAAACTATTTCAATTAGAAGATTGTTTAGTGCAATTTGATATGCGAAATGATGTACTTACAATCGGTACTCGTGATAATGTGTATGCTTATAAGTTTAATAGAAATGGAATGTTTTTTGAAGAATTGCCATATACTTTTAGGCTTACGGATAATACAAATCAAGTATATTGTTATAGATTAATGTTTTCTCCTGATATGAGTAAAGCAATTATAACACTTAGACCTACTCGTGATACAATGGACGTTAGTCTTTTTATATTAGGAAAAGCAGGATGGGAAATTGTAAGTAATCAACACTTTAATTATAACTCATCTAATTCATTTACAGGTATTGCAACTGGTAATGTAGATGATTTAGGTCGATATGAAGTTGAAATGACGTTGCCAGAGAAATTTGATTTGAAAGTTGCAACAAATGTTAATGTCGCAGATGATGAGATTGTTTTTGAGGGAGTATTGTAATGACAATATTTAATAAGAAAGTTGTTAAGGGTTTACCAGTTGGAATTAAAGTTCGTAAACCTCGTTACTATTATCAAGATATATTGGAAACATTTAATGAAAATACTGAAAAAGACATTAGTTTAACAAAGTTTGAAGGACTTGAGTATAATTTTGCTGGTGGGTTAATAAATTTTAAGGGTAAAAAGCTTTGGAATGGATTAACAGCTTCTGATTTTGAAGGTTTTTTAATTCCTAATGATGGTGAAGAATATTTTGTGAAAAAAGATGAAACAAGTTTTGTTACAGTTAGAGGTTGTTTAGCTGAAAATGTAACAATATCACCTTATATTAGTACAACTTTGTCTGCTTTTGTTAAAGGTAATGAGATTTTATTAGACAATAAAGATATTGATAAAGAAGGATATACTTGGGCAGGACAATACTCTTTGCCTTCGTTTACTTATAAACCTCTTTATAAACCAGATTTCAATATGGTTGGTAATGTAACAATGAATGCTGATGGTGGGTATTCTGGTTTTAGTGGAAGTAATTATATATCTTTTGATAAATCTTTTGAAGTTGGTAGCAATACTTGGGAAGTGGTTGCTAAATTTACAACAACAGATAGTTTTCCAAATTTGCAAGGTATTTATCATTTTCACAATGCTTTAACCGATAGTGGTAGATATGGTTTAATTATAAGAATGCAAGGAAATAAGTTTAATTTTGTTGCATCATCAGGATATTCTTGGTTGTTTAATGCAACTGGTTCATACACATTACAGCCTAATACAACTTATTGGGTGAAAGCTACGTTTGATGGTTCAAAATATGTGTTAAGTTATTCTCTAGATGGCGAAACTTATATTGATGATATTGTACAGAGTTCAACAAGCACTTTACTTAGTGGCTTAAATATTATGGTTGCAGGAGTTTGGTATACTGGAAGCTCTTATTACGAGCCTCTTTTAGGTAAATTATATTTAACTGATTGTTATTGGAAAATAGGTAATAAAGTATATCGACCAATGGAGGAAGTTAATCCTAATCCTTCATATTTTCCTGATGATGATAACAATATAATAGTATAAATTGTAAATTTTGGAGAAAAATATGATTAAAGATCCTGAATTAGAAAAATTAAAGAAGCAACTTATTGAGTGGGTTTATACTAATCCACTCTCATTAGATGCTTTTTTACATAGAATACCATTATCTCCTATACAAAGACAGATAATTATATTAAGATTTATATCTCATGAACAATTTAAGAAGAGAGGATTCAAAGAAATTGAAACTATTTTAGAAAAATCTCATGATTTCGTACAAAAACAATACATTCATGCATTAAAAGTAATACAAAAAGAATTATTTCCTTACATTTATTTGCATTTACCGAATACTTTTTAATTATAATTAACATCATTTTAACATCTAGTTATTTTTAATTCTTAATTTATATTACTAGTATAAGTCGTGGTGACTTATCTAGTAATTTTATTTTAGGGGAATTAACATGGAAAATATTGGATCAGTTGGATGGAAAGCATTTAACACTTTAGCATCTGCTGCAGGTATTGCAATGGGTGCAACTGCATTAGGTGTAAAAGCAAATGCTTCTCATTTTAGACGTAATGGATGTAATGAATATTGGGGTAGTTATGATAATTGTGGTTGTGGTGGTCACTATGGTTATCAAGGTATTCCAGTAAATCGTTTTGAAATGGAACAAAATCTTACAATAGCTAATTTAGTTGCAAAAGATTATTCAAATCAATCAGATTTGAAACTATTTGCTGACTATACTGCTCGTAATAAAGAACAAGATGAGAAAAATAGTGCAAAATTTGAAACAATTTTCAAAGAACTTGTTGATTCAAGAGAAAGATTGCAAGCAGAAGTTTGTAAATTGGATAAAGAAATTGCATTAAATAAACAAGCAATGGATTATAATTTCTATATTAGTAATAAACGAATTGATACTTTAGATAATAGATTAAATTCAATTACTAAAGAGATTGTTCCAATGGATGTAATTTGTCCTGAACCTTTAGCTGCATGTTCTAAAGTTGCAATTAATCCACAAGTAGTAACAACTACTGCAGGAACTACAACTGGAACTGTTGTTAGTGGTACAGTTGATGTAAAATAATTATTTAATTAAGGAGAAAAAGTTATGAAAATTTCTACAAATAATTTTGTTGTTGCATTAGATGAAACAATTAGTGATATGTTTAGTAAAATGCCATTTAATTTTACAAATGGATTAAATAAATTGGGAATTAACATGTTTCTATCTGCAAAGATAAACGACATTTTACCTTACTTAACATCAAGTGATGGTAAAATTAGTATAGATAATTTAGAAAAATATTCAAGAGATATTATTTCTATGTTAACATCTAATATAATTCCTGGTTTTGGTACTTCATATAAATTAAGTGAAGGAGATATTCTAAACTTTTTCTCTAAATTAAAACAGTATGGAGAAGAATAATGACAGATCAAGAATTTTGTGAAATAAAACACTCACTTATTCAAGGTTCTCGTATGATTTTACAAAGACTTGAAAAAGGTGCAAGAGCTGATGAAGATGTTGAAATTTCTTTAACAACTGTTGGAGAATATGCAGACATTATGAAGGATATTTCAGAAGTTGTAAAGAATATTACAAAATCTCATCATTATTTATCCAAACATTCAACAAAAATGTTATAAATTTGTTGACAAATGAAAGGTGTTGGTATTATGATTAAGAAAAATGACATACCATTGGAGAATATAATGCCAACACCTAATGATAAATTCAATAAAGATCATGAATTATTAATTCGTATTGATGAACGATTAAACATGATTTGTAATGAATTAACTAGTATAAAACAGATGCAATTTAATCAACAAACTCAAAGTAATGAAAATAAAAAACGATTAGATAATATTGAATTAACTCTTTATGGTACTAAAAATGTAGATGGTATGTATCAAAAATTAGAAAAACATGATAAATTATTAGCAAAAGCTGTCGCATATTTTACAGTAATTGCAGTTATAATTGAGTTTGCATTTAAATTTTATTTTCATAGAGGTATGTAATCATGATTACTTATAAAACAGTAAGAGATAATTTATTAAAATTATTAGAAAGAGAAGATTTATTGGATAATAAATATGAACTTTTTTCTAATGCTGGTAAAGATCTTGGAGTAGCTTATAATGTTACAAGAGATGATTTAATGGATATAAAAAATTCTATATTAGATAAATATAATAATGATTATTCATATCCAAGAAAATATAAAATAAATCCTGATGAAGAATTAATACATTTAATTACTGATGAAATATTTAATAAATTTAGATGGGATGATTAAAAATACAGTTTATTTTATAGAAAATTAAATATGGTGGTATGTAATGAAAGCAAAACAATTAAGAGAAGCAATTAAATCTACATTATCTAAATGTAATTTACCTTGTTCAGAAGATTTACTTAATTTATTAGTAGGAACTGCATGTGTAGAAAGTAATTGTGGTGAATATATTAAACAAATAAATGGACCTGCATGTGGTATATTTCAAATTGAACCAAATACTGCTAAAGATATTCAAGAAAATTATATAAAATATAAACCAGAATTAAAACATTTACATGATAAATTTTATTTAAAAGGCTTGACATTAGAAGAAAATTTAATGTATAATTTATCATATAGTATATTGATGTGTAGATTATTTTATAGAAGAATCAAAGAACCAATACCAAAAACTATATCAGGACAAGCTGCATATTGGAAAAAGTATTACAATACTCATTTAGGTAAAGGTACTATTGAGGATTATATAAATAAAAAGGAGAAATTAGATGTTTGATTTTATTTTTGACGCAGAAAATATTGAAACTTTGTATTCAGTATGTGGAGTTGTTGGTGTTTCTGTTCTACTTTTTATTGGAAAGTTGATAGCTAAACGAACAAGTAATCCACATGATGATGAAGTAATTAAACAATTACAGAAAAGTCATCAAGAATATGCAAAAAGAAAAGTTCAGGATAATATTAAAAAACATCTTGACCGACAATAATTTCTGTTGTATGTATATTATATAGTAAGTAATAATTATATATTCGGTGCTTTTCATGTAGTTATTACTTACTTATATACATAAATGATTTACCTTTATCAAATGTATTGACAAAGTGATTAATTTTAATTAAAGTTTTAATTAAGTTAATCATTTTTTTTTTATTTAAGGAATATAAAATGACAACAAGTAGTAGCCAACAAAATAAAAGATATAAATCTGCAAAAAATGAAGCAAATAATTTTGCAAATAATACATATTCAACATATGATCAATTCGCTGATGCATTAAATGATTATATTGGTTCAAGAAAAAATCGTACTTATGATGGTGATATGCATGGTATTCACAAATCTGGTGGTGGTTGGGCAGAAAGAGGTAAAGCCCTTGGTAAAGATATGGTAAAAGGTTTTGAAGATTATCAAAGAAAACAAATGAACAAATATTTGAGTGGTGGAGATTTTGCAGAAGGTTGGCAGAAAAATATTTGGACAGATCAATCAGATGATGAAGGAATTAATAATTATATTTCTGATAAATATAATTCTACATTAGATCAATTAGATAGAGCATTAAAAAGAGGAGCAATTAATCAATATCAATATGATTTAGGATTAAAAGATTTAGGAAATCAACGAAATGTTATGGATAGTAATGCTCAAATATTAGGTCAAGATGTTTTAAATAGATATCGTAGTGATTTAACTGATAAATATGATGATATTGTTAAGTATGTAAATGGTATAGATACTAATGGTGATGGTAAACCTGATGATTATACTGATGCATATTCATTACACAGTTACGGTTATGATCCAAGAAACAGTTTTAATACTGCATATACTGAACAACAAAATTTATTTGGTAATGATTTATTAAAGCAATTACAAGATTTAGGTGGTTTTGATATATCACAATTAATAGCTGATGCAAAAGTTGCAAGTGGTATTAATAATTCAATGTCAGATAATCTATTTAATGCAATAGAAGATAGAGAAAGAAAAAAAGATCAACAAATTGGATTAGGTAATCAAGGATTATTTTAATTTAGGAGAAAAATTATGTGGGGTCCGATAGCAATGCAAGCAGGTGGTGCAGTTTTAAGTGGAATTGGTGGAGCTTTAAGTGATAAAGCAAAATCAAAAGCTGCAAAACAAAGACTAAAAGCTATGCAAAAAGCATTACAAATGTATCAAGTTGGTTCAACTGATGCATTAGGTAATACATTATCTGCAGGTAAAGATGGAAGATGGTCATATAATTTATCAACTCCAACAAAAATGTTACAAAGTGGAATAAATAAATCAATGATTGATTTAGGAAATTTCCAAACTAAAAATCAAAGTGATTATTTAGCACAAAATCTTGCAGGATTATCAACTGCTAATAGGAGAGTAGCACAAGCTAATCAATCTGCTGCAATGAAAAATGCATTAAGAACTGGTAGTAATGTTGGATTAATTTCTTCTGCATATAATCAAGCTAATATGCAAAATATGAGAAATGCTTTTAATAATGCATATAAAAATTCAGCAAATTGGCAAAATATTAATGCAAATACTAAAAATAATTTAGCAACTACACTAAATAATTCAATGCAACCAATGAATAATATACAAGGTAATTTACAAAATATGGTTAATTCATTAAATAAAACACAAATGGATCAACAAAATCAAATAGCAGGTGCACAATATGATAAAACTTTAGCAGGAAGAATGACAGCTGCTAATATGTTTACTGCGGCAGGTGGTGCATTAAGTGGTTATGGTGCAAATAAACAAAAACAAAATAATTTTAATAATTATTTAGCAACAATTAGAGCAATTTATGGAGTATAATATTATGGATAATAATGAATTATTAAAATTATCTCTATTAAAAGGTGGAATTGGTAATGCGACTTTTGATTATAATGAAAGTCCATCTACACAAACTTATACACAAAATGCATCACAACAATTAAATGCAGGTTATAACCAAATGCTTGCAGATATTCATAGAATGGGTGATATAAATACTGCAAAATTTAATATGGATTTGAAAGCATTAAATGCAGGATTAGAAAATAAATATAAAGAAGAATTAAAAGATAAAGAATTTAATAATGAATTAAGAAAATTAAAATATTCTAATGATTTAGCTATGCAAAGATATAATAAAGTTAGACAAGATCAATTAGCTGATAGAGATTGGGCAATTAATTTTCAAAAACAAGAAGAAGAAAAAAATTATAAAAGAAATTTACCATATTTTATGGATACTGGTAGAGATAAACCAATAGTAAGACAAAATATATTACAAGATCCTAATACTGGTAAGAAGTTTTTGTATAAATCTAATACTTTTCCAGTAGTAGAATTACCTGATGAATTACAAAATTTATATTATAATTATTCAAAAGAATTAGGTAAAACTAATGTTAATGAATATGATACATTATCATCAAATGATTTTAAAAATTATTTAGTAAGAAATTTTAATACTAGAGATAATTCTAACAAATTAATGTCATATTTAAATGCAATAGATGCTGCAGAAAACAAATATAGAAAGAATTTACCAGAAAGACCATATATGCAGTATCAACCTTATGGTGCTGATATTTATAATGAAGCTAGAAATTTAAATTCTTCTGATGATCCTGATGTTAGATATTTAGGTGGTGGTGTAGATGGTAATCCTATGTCAAGTTTTATGTTTGGTTTATTCAGAACTGGTAATTTACCTGCACAAAATTTTATTAAACAAAATGGTTTGATGATTGCAGGGCATAATCAAAAAGAAAGTGTTGATGCTAATGAATTAGCTGAAATAATTAATACAACATCTCCACAAAAATTAAATAGTTTTTATGGTTTTGTTAATAATCATGGTATGGATGATAAAGTTATATTAGTAAATCCAAATATTCCACAAAAATATTATGTTTATGAAAAAAGTTCTAATAATGTTTATTCATTTTATATTTCTCATTATACTGAAAATGGTAAACCTTATTTTGAACCATTAGGTCCAGTAGGTTTTGAATCTTTAGATAAATATAAAAATAATTATGAAGATAAAGGATTATTATATAATCTTGAAAATTTTGCTGATGATAGTATGTATAATCTTGGTAGATATATAAATAAAACTTTTACAGAAGGAGATAAAAAAGCAGAACCAAATCCAAATAATGCACTTATAAGAGTAAAAGGAAATGAATATAAATTAAATGATTTATTTAATATAGTAAAAGATAAAATTAATTCTGAATAATTGGAGAATATTATGCCAATAAATGAACAGAAATTATATGAAATTGCACAAAATGCACAATTTAATGAAGAACCAAATAAAGATAATGGTAATATATTAGATTATGCAACATCAACTGCAGGTCAAGTTTTATATAATACTGCAGCTACTCCTGGATATGCATTACAATTTGCACAAGGAATAGTTGAAACTCCTATTCAATTAATTCATGCAGGATTTAATGATGATTATTCTGTAAAAGATGCATTTGCTGATTCATGGGTTAATCATAATTTAGGTGCAAAAATAAATGAAAATATTGTAGATCCTATTGCAGAAAATGTTTTTGGTAGAAAAAGTTATGATGAATTAAATGCTTATGAAAAAGCAGGTAGATTAACTGGTGATTTTATTCCTGCATTTGGTGTTACTAAATATATAAAACCAAATAATATTACAAAAGCATTAACAGTTTATGATCCAAAAAATGCTAAAAAAATTTCTGATGGATATTTAGGTTTAGTAAATATTAAAACAAAAAATCCAACTAAATATCAAACTGCACAATGGTTAATGCCTGGAATACAAATTCAAAGAGGTGTTCCTTTATCACAACAAAAAGCTTCATTAGGTATTCAAACTGCATTAACTGGTGGTATGAATTATTTAGAAAATTTATCTGCTGAACAAATTAATGAAGCAAAAAGAAATAATGTATTATATAAGGATTTTAGAAAAGATTTAAATGATCCAAATAATCAAATTAGTTTTAATCAAAATCAATTAGATTATATAAAAAAGCAAGAAAAAGAAAATAGTAATTTTCTTTTATATGCAGGATTAGCAGGAGCTATTTTTGGTGGTAGTAAATTATATAATAAATATAATAAATATTTAATGAAAGAAATGGATAAATTATCACAAGATCCTGATGCAATTAATACATTATCAAAACATTTATCTACTGGTGAAATATTAGATTCTTCTATTACTGATAGATTTAGTTATAAAAACTTTTTAGTAGAAGAAGGATTAATTAGTGAAGAAGTTGCTAATAAATTAACACAAGATCAAATAAATAAAATTAATTCATCATTTACTACTGGTGATCTTGGTTTTGGTTTAAAATCCAAAGTTACTCCTCAATCTATTTATGATAGATTACAAAGTATGAAAATAAATAATGATGAAAATTATAAACTTCTTGAAGAAATTTTAGAAATTGATAGTAAAATTCAAGATGATGCATTTCGTTTTAATTATTATTTCAATAAAGGTAAAACAAATTATTCAACTGATGAATATATTGCAAGAATTTTATCTGGAATAGATGATGCTCCTGGTGGTAATTATTTAAATAAAGAACAATTATCACAAATGTTAAAACAACGTAAAATGACATTAGAATTAGCTGCACAAAATCCAGAAGTTAATAAACTTTTGCATGATATTTCAGATTTACAGTATAATTTATTAGAATATCAATATAGATCTGGAATAATTTCTGCAGATCAATTCGCTAATCTAAAAAGAAATAGAAGTATTGATAATTTATTTACATATAAACCAAGAGTTAAAGATGTAAATATTGGATATTGGGATCAATTTAAGAAATATCTTTTAGAAGATGTACCTTATGATCCAAAAACTACACCAAATATTAATGTTCGTGGTGAAAATCCAATAACATTTGGTGAAAGTAAATCATTTCTAGATGTATTTGAAGAAAATTATAAAACAACTTTATTAGATGTATTAAATAATAATCTTAAAAAAGATCTAATAAAGGAAATGCAAAATAAACAATTAATTAATGTTAAACAATTAATTAAAGATGCTACTCCTGGAATAGAAGAATTACAAAGAATGGTAGCTAAAGAAAGTAATCCAATCAAAAAAGAAGAAATAATGAGAGAACAACAAGAAATGTTGAATCATTATTATAATAAATTAAAAGATATGTTTTATGTTAAACATATTGGATCAAAAAATACACAAACATCTCCACATATTGCAAGTGGTCCAAAAAATTTATTTGATTTAATGAATTTACCATTTGATCCAAAAAATCCTTTACATGGTTTAGTAAAAAGTATGGAAACTTCTACTGGTTTATTAGATAAATATGAAGGAATGACAAACTTTGCAAAAGATGTTGTATCTTATGTAGAAAATGGTATAATACATTACTACAAAACTGATCCAATTATTGCAGCATCTTTTAATTTAAATCCAGTTTTACCAAATAAATTTGCAGAAATATTAAAAGCTCAAAAGAATTTAGTACAATCTACAACAACTGGTATGCTAAATCCATTCTTTGCTTTACCTTCTAGTATTATGTCAATATCTGAAGCACTTTTAATGTTTCCTACTATTGCATCTAAATTAGAATTGTTAGAACCTGCAAGTAGAATTGAATATATGAAACAAATTGGTACTGCTTTTAAAGATATTGTTACAACAGAACAAACTAATTTAATGGTAAGATTATTTGATGAAGAATTTATTAAAACAAATGGATTAATGGATACACCTATTGGTAAATTTTTAGCAAATAGAAATATAGAAAAGTTAAGAAGTAACATTAAATCTGCATTATTAACTGAAATTCGTGATATTGGTGGTGCATCTCAAAAACCATACACTAAAAATAGTGGTAGATTTTTTACATTAAATAATAGAACTGAATTAAATGATAATATAAAAAGATTTTTAGCAAAACATCATGGAATAAATGGTGGTATTCAAGCATCTAAATTATTAAATTATTATTTATCTGCAATGAGAGAAGCACCACAATTATCATTAACTGAATATTTTGGTAAATTAACTGGTGCAATTAAAGATGGACACATAGTTGATGAAAATGCTATGAGAAAAGTTATTGATGTTGTAGGAACTTATACATCAAATCTTGGTAGAGATGGTTCAGGTAAAGGTCTTACTGGTGGTATTGCAGAAACATTAATAAATTATGTACCTTATGGTAACGTTATGTTAAAATCTTTAGCACCTAAATTCAGAGCAAGTGGAATTGAAAAAGGAATTAGTAATTTTTATAAAATATGTATGCAATTAGGTGATAATAAAACTAGATATGTTGATATATTAAATAATATAAAATTACATTCTAAAGAATTAGTTAATAATAAATTTATACAAGGATTATTCTTTGTATCATTTGTGCCAACTTTACTTGCTTATATTTGGAATAATGGTTCATCTAAAAATAGAGATGATTATTATAGATTATCTGATTATGATAAAGCATCTAAAACTACATTAATGAATTTCTTTGGAGATGGAAATCATTTAATTATACCAAAAGACCAAGAAGTTGCAGTAGTTGATAGTATTTTATTCTCTATGTTAGATGGAATATTTGGTATGAGTGATTATAATGAAATAGATCCTGCATTTAATTCTAGTAAAATTATGATGCAATCTATTGCTAGATCATTTGGTATTGATAATATTCCTGCATTAGATTTAATTGCAAATGTTTCAGGTAAACAAGTTAACCTAAATGTATTTAATGAACAACCATTTATATCTGATTTACCAAGAAATGTAATAAATGCAGATTTATCTGAAACTGCTTATCAAAATGGTATATTTAATCAAGAAACTCATAATACAATTAACTCTTTATTTGGTGTATTTGGTTCTGCTATCTTAACAAGTGGTGAAGAATTTGTTGTAGGAGATAGAAATAATACTGCAGTTAGAGATGTTAGACAATCTTTAATGGATAAATTTTCTAAATCTGCTCAACTAATTGGTAGTAGAAATGTAACAAGTTATAACCAAACTTCACAATCTGTATATAAAAATAGAGATTTATTAAATAAATTAAAACAAATTGATAAAAATCCTAAACAAGAAATGGTTTATGATTTAATTAAGATATATAATAAGAATAGAATTAAACCAATTCATGATAAAATTACTAATTTAAGAAAAAATATACAAAGATTAAAAGCAAATGGTAAAATAAGTGGAAAAATTCTTGACTATAATGGAAGAAAGATTACAATAAATAATATACAAAAGAAATTACAAGAACTTTTTGCATTAGAATATCATGAATTTGAAAATCTTAATGCATTAATTGAAGCAAAATTTGGTAGAGGTTTAACATTAGATACATTTATGGAGAAATTAAATGAGCAATATTAATAGAATAGCAGAATTAATTAGTCAGAAAAAAGGTAATCCATTAAAAGAATTACTTTATAATAAATTAGGTAATTCTGTTGATGTAGGTAAATATATGTATAATAATAATATACAAGGTGATGTTCCACCAGTAGATATTAAAAATTTAGGAGATGCAGTTAGTTATGGTAGAATGGGATTAAATAACTTTTCTCATGATTTAACTGGATTTATTAATGATCCTTCATCTATTAAAGATACAATTATGAATATAAAAAATAATCCTGAATATATTTCTGAAATTTTATCTACACAAAGAGCAGATGAAGCTAAAGCAGGATTAACTGCTTCTGCATTATTAGCATTACTTTTAGGTGATTCTTTAATCGGTGATGATGAAGAAGAAATGTATAATTTTTAATGGGAGATTATAATGGCTAACTTTAAATCTGTTGAAGCTGCATTAAAATATTTTAATACAAAATATGGTCATGATCCAAGATATTATTGGAATAGTTTACCACAAAATGTAAAATCAAATTTAATGAAAGATTCTTTTGGTTATAAAAAAGAAGTTAGCTTTGATGAATTAAAAAAAGCATTAAATAAAAGATTATTTAAAGAAGATGGATCTAAAAAAGATTTCAAAATGCTTAAAAAATATAATAATTATGATACAAATAGTTATTATGATAGAAAAGCTGCTAATAATCGTAAATATTTTGGAGAAAAAGAAGAAAAATCTTCTAAAAATATGCATGATAAAAACATAGTTTTAGAAAAATTAGGTGATGAAGAATTAATTAAAGGATATATTCCTAGAGATGGTGGAGAAATTCCTGAAGAATTAATTAATGAAGTTGTAAGTCTTTTATCACGAAATATGGGAAAGAAAAATTCACTACAAAATGCAATAGAAGATGTAGAAATTGATAATCCTTTTAAAGATGCACCAGTAAAAACATACAATGACAAAGAAAAAACTAGTTATTGGTTATTTGATATGGATAAACCAAAAGAAAAAGAATTAAATAAAAATAATGATTTAGCTATGAAATGGAAATATGATAAAAGTTTTCAAAAAGAAGATTTATTTCCATATTTAGATGAATTTGTTAATAATCATCCAAATAAATATTACCTAGAAAATAGTGAATTACCTGATGTAATAGAAGAATTAATTAATTCTTTACAAACTAGATATTAATCTTTATTTAATAACTTATTTATATATCTTATATCTAATTTATTGTAAAATGCTTCAGTTATTTTGTATAAATATCCACCATTTTTGGTCATATACATTTCGATTAATTCTAATTCATGTAGAATTGAGATAATATATTTAAATTCTTCTTTATTACAAAGTGATTTAATATTTTGAAATAATTTATTATGCATAACACCAGTAGATTGGTTTTCTATTAATATTCTTCTAATCTTTATAATTATCTTATCAAAGTCATCTCTTTTTGCTTTATTTAATAATTTATTTATTTCTTTAATACTTTGATTTTTAGTATATTTAAGTATATTAATAGCATTTTCTATATAACATTCAGTAATTTCATTATCTAAATTATCATCATCTATATATAAAATTGTTGCTAATTTTAATACTAATTCTGGTTCATAGATTTCAAATATTTTATTTATTCCATTATCATTTAATCTTCGTTTTCCATACCATTGATTATATCTTCTAATCGCTTTGGTTGATAATATGCACCTTCTTTCTTTATTAGTTTTTTGTACATATCTTTTTCCATATTCCAAGAGTTCTTTGGATTCTTCCGTTGTAACTCCCCATCCTGGTTTTGTTTTGATATTTGTTTCAATGATTGTGTATAGTTTTGATGGTAATCCTGATTCGTAATTACCATTTTCCAAAGCTTTAATGTAATCATCAAATGTATCAGATGTACAAAGAGATGTATAATGATTATATGTTGATTTATTAGTGTAAGTATATTCATGATATGACCTTTCATTTGGATTATAATATAAAGTATTAATTAAATCATAAAACTTTTTCTTATTAATACTACTAGAAAAATCTCTTATAATAAAATTAATATTCATGTTTCCTTTTTCTTGTTGATGATTTATCATTCTATTTATCAATTCGTATATATAAACTGGTTTATCTAATAATAAATTATCTTTATTTAACTTTTCTAGTGTTCTATTCATAACATTTATTGATAAATTTCTATCTAAATTATCATTCTTATAAATAAAATTCAAAAATAGATTACAATATAGTGGATTATTTGGTCTATCTATAATAACATTTCTACCACTTAATGAAGATAATATCCAGATAGCACTCCAGAAATCAATTATTGTTGAAGTAGCAAAGTTATTCATGTATTCTAAATATTTATAAACAAATCCTTTATTCGTTATCCATTTCTGTATCATCATCTTCTCCTTGATTTGGATCAAAATTTAATGCAGTAAAATCATTTAATGGTAAATATCTCTTTTCTCTTTTCTTTTTATTTACATAAGCTTCCTCAATAGATGCAAATTGTGGATCATTTTTTACAATATCTAACAAAGTATGACTACCTGTGCAAAGTAATTCCTTTTTTAGCCAATTATAACTAAAGTTATATATCTTTTTATCTTCATTAAGTAAAGATTTCATTTCAGTTGCAACAGTTTTATTTCTTTTGAAATCAATATAATGATTACCTCGTTTATTAAATTTATATAATGAATTAATTTTGTTAAATTGTTCTTCATCTATAATACAATATTCATCATTTTCAATAAAACATGTATCATAAATTTGACTAGTTACATATTTACTCATCTTTGTCATTATAATCTACTCCTTTTAATGTTGACCATCTATGAACACCATTTTCATCAGGATAACTTTTCTTAAAATCCATACCAATTACAACTTGTTCACCATTAATTGTAATTGGTTTATTAGCATGTTTCCAAATTAAATTCATCATTAACTTTTCTACATCTAATTTATATAAAAAGATTAAAGCATCATGAATATTTAATAAACATCTTGCTTTATCTTTAGGAAATTCAGGATCTTCTTCAACATCTGCAATAATTGATGCAACATAATCTCCAATAGTTGATTGTGGTTTAAATGCAATAATACTATCCATGTTTGTATCTGTTAATGGTTCTAAAAAGAATAATCTTCTTCCCATATAATTAAATAACATTTTAGTTTGTTTAACTTCTTGAATAGTTTTATCCCATGCTTGTTTAATTTCAGGATAAGCTGCATGATATGATGCATAAGCTTCTTTTGCTAAATCCATTTTAATACCAGTTGTTGCACTTAATCGTTCAGGTTGCATACGATAGTTTAAACCATGTACACATTTTTTACCTAAAAATCGTAAAGTAATTTCACCATCTTTGTTTGGATCATCTGTAGTTTTTCCATAAGTTAATCTATCATAACTAGGAACACTATCATAAGGTACTTTGAAAATAGCAGATGCATTCATTCTATGTACATCTTTATCAGGATCTTTTGCACATTCATCAAAAGCTTTCTTCAATTTTTGTACATTCCATCCATAAGCAACAACTTTTGCTTCTGCTTGTTTCAAGTCAAAGTATAATAATCCATAACCTTCATCAGCAATGAACATTGATTGAGCTCTTTGTGGTTGATTTTGTAAATTTGCACCACTTCCCCATAAAACAGATGTTGAACTTAATCTTCCAGGAGCAGATATTGTTCCATATTGTTTATATTCACATCTAATTCTGTCATCTTCATCAATTTTTGTTTCAATATAAGTAGAATGAAATTTAACTTCTTTCTTATATTGTAAATAAATTCTCATTATTTCTTTATATTCTTCAGAAATATTCTCTCTATTCAAAAATGTTTGCAAAGTTTCTTCATCAACTCGTCTTTTATCATTATGAAAGTTAGGAATTTTCATAAATCCATACACTAACATTCCCATATCTTTCACAGAGTTCATATTAAAATCATCAAATGGAACTTGTGGGAATACTTCTTCACATTTTTTAATGAATTTTTGTTTAATTTCTGCAATATCTTTTTGTAATTGTTGATTAACTGATTCTTTTAATGAAGTATCTATCTTAACTCCTTGCACACACATATTAACTAGATGAGGTTGTATTCTCATAATATGATTATAAAAGAAATTATCCATTTTTTGTTGTTTCAATTCTTCATCTAATTTATAAAAAGCAGCTAAAGTTATGCAAACATCTTTCACATTATATTCCCAATATTGATTAATGTTTCCACCTTCTTTCCAAGTTTTTCCATCATCTTTATAAAATGGATGAGTAGTATAAATTGAAGTTAAAAATCCGAGATTATGTGGTTGTCTAGGATATAAACAATGATGTGCTAATAATGTATCATGATAACATTTAAATACTGGAAATCTATCTTTAAATCCTAACCAGCTATTATCAAAAGATCCGTTTTGTGTTATAATTTTACTATCAGGATGAATAAGTAATCTACATAATGCTTTTCTAATTAATATTTCTTGTTCAATAGTATATGTATTTTTAGTTAAATCTCTGAAATTAATACACATACCTTCATGAATGTCATTAGCTAAACCAACACAACACATCTCATTACCAATAGTTTCAATATCTAATGCGAATGGTTTTTTATCATTTTGCATTTTATATATAAACTTAATAGCATCACTATAACTTGGATTGATTATTGCATTAATTCTATGAGGAATATATTTACCATTAACTAATAAATAGAATTTATATAAATCAAATTTAAATATAACTTCCCATTTTGGTTCTCTAAATATCATAAAAGGTGCATAAGTATATAACACTTGATAAGTTTTTCCATTATGTGAATTAGTATAAGGTAAAACTGATCCTCTCCAGTTATCAATACTCTTTTCATTAGTAAATAATTGTAATCCATTTTTACCTAAACAGAGAATATATTTCAAATTTGGTAATTCTTTTAATTCCATTTCTAAAATAGTTCTCCAGTTTAATAATTCTGTTCCATCTAATCTAAACTTATCTGCAATTACTGGAATTTTTCTTTTAATTGCACAAGTTATATACACATCTCTACGATAAATATTATATTTTTCTAAACATTTAAACAACATACTGCCATTAGAAGATGACAATGGAATACCTAATTTAATATCACTTTCATTAGGACTTTCAATTACAATAGCTATTTCACTATTTTTATTACCAACAGGACCACATTCAATAATCATTCCCATATTTTGAGCAATTTGTTGTAAATGTTTCATCATAAAATCTCCATTCTGGCTAATAAATCAAAAATATTATCAGTTACCATGATACTTGGCATCAATTCAGCAATACCATCTTCCATTAAATATACATAATATGAATTATTTTTTGTTATGTTTATTGCTACTGGTATTTTCTTTGCTATTTTTATGTTCATCAGTACAAATTTCATGTTGATAGTATCCTTTATTATCTAATTTCCATGTTCTTTGTTGTAAAATATTCATCTTTTCTACAACTTTTTCCAAAATTTGTTCTTTTTTATATTGAGATGAATGTAATTCTAATACATATTTTTGTAAATGTGTACCAATAGTATAATCAAATCTTTCAATACCACAAGCACAAATGAACATATCAGCTAATTCTTCTAACTTATCTTCTTCACTTGCATCACAATATTCAGTATATTCATCTTTATATTTCTTCATTTGAGATTCTAAATTAGTTTCATAGAATAAATATTCATGAACTTTTGCTATTTTGTTTCTTAATGTCCATTCACTTGAAGTATCTCTTAATGTAAAATTAATCATTTCTTTTCTCCTTTAAGTTTTTTCATTGCATCATATAATAAAGCTAAACATTCTTCATCTAACTTTAAATTAATATTATCTATTGCCCATTGTAAATAATCAGGACATTCGTATAATAAATCTCCAACTTGTTTACCTTTATGCTTACCAAATTTAATTTCTGAAGTAAAGTGATGAATATTGTATTCTCTTTCTCCAAATTCACTCATTGGTTTGAATTTTGTTTCAACTGCTTCAACTTCATAAGGTAAACAATGATAATTTTTATTTGAATTTGTATATTCAATAGCTTTATCTGCATCTAATGTTACAAATTGAATATCTTTTTGTTCATTTCTTATAATATAAACTTTCATTGTGCTTTTCCTTTACTACTATATGGATTAGTTATATGTTTAAGTGCAAAAACTAATGTCTTTTGGTCACTAATTATGTTAACTTTTTCTTTAGCTCTTGTAATTGCAGTATATAAATTCTTTCTACTACACATATAAATCACACTTCTATCAATAATATAAGAAATTTCTTTATATTCACTTCCTTGTGATTTATGTGTTGTAATTACATAAGCTAATTCAATATCTTTTTGTGGATTATATTCTACTAATTTACTATAAACTTGTAATTGTTGGCAAGTAGGAATAGTCACAATCTTATCTCCAAAGTCAATAGTAATATCTCCATATCTATCTGCAGCAATAATTATTCCAGTTTCTCCATTAAATACACCTAAATCATAATTATTTTTACAAAATATTACTTTATCTCCAATAAATAATCTAAAATCTTGAATTTTACTCCATTTATGTCGCTCAACTGGATAACCATCATCAAAATTATCAGCAAATCGTTTCATTTGTATCATTGAATTGAGTTTATCTGTTCCAACCCAACTCATTTTTGAAGGAGAAATGATTTGTTTTGATGCAGTATAGTAATCTTTATCTTTATCTATAATATCACTAAT